CAAAAATATTCAACTGCCATTGTCCTGTTATTTCCTTTTATATATTTGTAATAATATTTTTTAAAGCAAGCGTTGAAAAAAACATAATGCTTCCAAATCCTAAAATTACAACACAAATTTCTAATGCTAACACGATTTTATCAATTGTTTCAAAATATTTTCTTTGTTTTTCATATTTCTTTTTTGTAGTCAAAAAATATAAAACTACAAATTGAATTGAAAACATTTGAACAAAACCTAGCAAGGTTATTCCAAATATTGTTTTAAGTATTTCCATTTCTTCTCCTGTTATGATTATTTTTTAGTTATTAATCCCTCATAGTATCCCTCTTTAAGTCTTTTTCTGAACAACTTGAAATGCCTAGGATAAATATCTAGTAATTCATAGACCAGTTGAGGATCGAGCCACACTCCCTCTAAATAATATCTATTTTTAAAGCTTTCAATACCTATATTATGCTTTTCATTGTGATGTTCTCGGCATAATGTCAAAAATGGATTTTGTAAACCGTCATCGTTTTCATAAGTCCCAACACTACTTGCGACTGTATTCCAATGTTCCAAGTCAACTGTATTGTATTCATTATGTCCTTTTCCACATATGCAGCATGTCCGTTTTCTCAAGCATGCTATAACATATCTTTGAGTGATATTGTCTATTTCCAGTATATGCTTATATCTAGTGTCATGTTTTCCCAAAATATACAGATTAACTCCCATTTCAAGTGCCTGTTCTATGATAAAAGCTATAAATTCATTAGCTGTCTGCATGTCACATCTTGCTGTTGAGAAATCTAATCTGTCAGTTGCTATTGCAAACTGTTCTTTCATTAGTTCCTTTATTTCCAGAAGAGTATATCCCAGTTGTTCTCCGAATTCTTTTAAAAGAATATGAATTAATCCATTTTGTGCCTGTGATAACTTTTTAACTGGGATAACTGTAATAGGCAAATTGTTCAAATATTCCTCAAGTTCTGTTTTTAGACTGGCAGTTACTCTTTCAACTGGTAAAGTGATAATAATCTTACTGTCTATGATTTCTGCGTTTGCCATTTTTTTATTGCCTTTCTCACTTTTTTGAATCTGACTTTTTGAAAAAGGTGCTTATTTCCATCACAAAAATCAAATTCATTGTCAGTCAAATCCATACCTTCTTCGAGCTTTCTTTTTATTAATTCGGCCCTTATTTCCTGTTCTTCTATCATTTACGCCACCTCGATTTTTTGATATCCTAAATCTCTTAAAATTTTTGCAATATATTCAATTCCTTTTTGGTATACTACAGTTTTAAAAGATATTTTTACATCACCAGTCACATAGTCATTCCATTTACTTTCTATAACTCTGAAATAACCACAATCGACATAACGTTGATAAGGGATATTATTTGGTTGTAAAATACCTTGTTTTCTCAGAATGTCAAACAGTGTGTTTCTCCCTACATTTTTAAAATTCAATAACTTTGATACTGTCCCTATATCTGTCGCTGTTTTACTTTCAGTTACATCGTTGTAAAATTCAACTTTTGGAGCTTGTTCAATTAATTGTTGAGCCTGTTGTTTATTTTCCAGTTGTAGTTTCTCAATTTTTTCTATGCTCTTCAGTTGCATTAATAACAGTTCTTTTTGAGTATATTCTCTTGGCTTTGTAGCTTTTTCTATAAGCCTGAATCTGACTACTGCATCATATCTTGCTGCTAATTGTAATACTCCTTCTTTTGTTAAACTGTACATCGGTCTTTTCTGATTGTTTTTATCTAAATATTCGCCCGGCACAAAAATGTGCTCGGCTCTAATACCTTTATTTTCAAGCTTTTCAATTTCATCCCTGATGTCCCTTAAAATACTTTTATGCTCTTTCCCTACAATTTCTGCAATTTCTAAACTTGTCATTATATTTTCGTTTCCTAAAATTTGTAATTCGTTCATAGTTTTTCCTCCTATTATTCAAAGATAACATCTATCCTTTTTCTAAAATTTTGTTCTATTGCATTATTTATTTCCTTTTTCTGATTTTCCGTTATTTTTTCAACTTCACATATTTCCTTGTAAATCTCTTTCATATATCTAAAATCATATTCGAGCATTAACTCAATAAGAGTTTCTCCAATGCTTTTCAGATTTCCTTTTCTGTAACTTCCGAGATAATTATCTGTATCGCCACAGAAACTACATACATCGGGATTATACCCATCTTCTACTATGTATATGTTACCAATACAGCTTTCGTATATTTGCATATTTCCTCCTTATTTTTTATTCATTCTATACAGCAGATAAAGGCTAAAAATCATTACTACTGTCTGAAGAAATTTTGTATTTGTCAGTATTTCCATAAAACTCCCCCTTAAAGAAACTGTTTTAAATTTGGTGGGAAAAAATTCGGTCCTTTTGTTATTTTCCCATCTTCCCTATATATTGGTTTTCCATCCAACCCTAACTTACTCACATTACTTCTGTGAACTTCTTCAAAGGCTTGAAATAATATTTTTTCAAAGCCATTTTCCACTTCCCAATTAAAGATTCTTCTAGTCCTTTCATCCTCTAAAAAAAATATTTTTGATGCCACTTTTTCAACATCTCCTCTGTTCTGTTCTAATAATGTTCCTATGTGTATGTAGTACATATCACATACAGCATCTAATTTTTCAACTATATCATTTTGTTTTTCTGCAACTTCATATTCTGTCTGTTCTTCCTTGAACATTTTCTCCCTTAATTTCATTCTATCAACAGTCATTTCCTTTTCTAAAAATTCCTGCTGTCCGAATGCTATATAAAATTCTTTTACCATTCCAACTAATTTATTCCAACGTTCCATTATTCTATTTCCTCCACTTCTATTTCCATTCTTGGATTTTTTCTGTCACAGCCACCAATTGATAATTGACTGTTGACAAGATATTTTACATTGTCATCTACGATTATTCCCAACTCCTTCAAGCCATCATTTAAAAATTTTGCAATAACTGCTGCAACATTATCTAGATCACTTCTTGAATTTTGATAAAAATATTTGTAATTAACTCGATATTTCCCTTTAATTTTTTTTTTGTTTTTAAGTAACTGTATTTTTATCAGTTTATGATATTCCTTTTTTATTTTATTCCGTTCAAATTTATTTGTTTTCCCGTACCAGTTTAGGCTCATTAGTTCAAGTTTATTTTTTCTTGTTTCCCAATAAACTGGCAATTCAAGTTTAATCATTGCTTTCACATTCTCTCAAATACCAGTCTAAATATGTCTTAGCCTTCTCGTAATCCTCTAAGCCATTTTTCTTTTCTGCTCTTATCAGATACTTCATTGTATTTCCTTTGCAGAATGCCTTAAAACCCTCTTGTCCTAGCACCGACTTAATGACTTCTATTGATTCAACATTTAAACCCTCAAGTTTATAGTGCTTAGGACTTTTAACATTGTCCTCGCTACTCAATGCTTGTTGTTTTTTCTCAATGCCGTTCTGAAAACCCTCAATAACTTCAGATATTTTTTTATCTAATTCTTCTGTTGTCATATTTTCTTTGATTTCTACTGTTCCTAAGAATTTTATTCCCATTATTCCTCCTATTTAAAATTTTCTTCCTTTTTAATTTCTTCAAATTTTGATTCTGAAACCGTTTTACTCCCTGAATGCAGTGCTTTAATCACACCCTTGTGCCTTTTTACAAAGTGCCATATCTTTTCATAGTTATCTGACTTTATTTGGTGTTTTTGTCCATAGATATCTATTATTTCCATGAAATAAATTCTCACTCTGCTCATATTTATTCCCTCGCCCATTCCTCAAGAGTGTTATATCTTTTTATTATTTTCCCAGTTTTGTTTGAATAAATCACATATCCCCGCATATTTCCATTAAATCTCGGAATAAATTGCTCCTCAAATTCAACTCCATGTTTTTTTAATTTGTATATTTTTTTTACTATAGATTGACTTGTTCTTTTTAAAATTTTGGCACATTCTTTTGCACCTTTTTTATAATAATTTTTTTTCAGAAACTCTATTTCACTTTCCATAAACCTGGTTTCAGAGTTATTCAAAAAACTTAAATTTCTAAGTTTTTGTATGCTACTGCTTCCAAATAACTCTTTCATTCTTGTTTTTGTTGCTAATTCTGTTCTCCCTAATTTCCTAGCAATTTCTTCTATTTTTCGATATGTATTAAAAACAAGTTTTTCAAGCAATTCATCACTTTGTTTTGTCCAGTTTTCAAATTTTAACAATTTACATTTTTTAGTTTTAGAAAAAACTGATGCTTCCGTTCTCTCTAAAATTTTGCTAATTTCCTTATTAGTAAGCCCTTCAACTGTTTTGAGAATTCTCAAATCTTCTATTTCTCCTGTAGTCCAATATTTCCCCATTTTTTCCTCTCCAGTTCCAGTCTAAAGTTCCGTTCCAAATTTTGTCTGCAATTATTTTTTCAGTCTTTTCAAAAACAACAATTGACTTGTGAATTAAAAGATTATCATTTCTGTACATTTCTTCAATTTGTTTTCCTTTTTCGTCTCTGTATTCTATAAGCTCCTGATTTTTCTTCGCTAAAGCATACAGAGATAGATAAGCTCCGAAAATGTCATCAAATTTTTTAACATCTTCATTAAAGCTGTAATAAAGATTTTTAGCCTTTTCTATAACATCAGAACTTATGAAGTCGCTCCTGAAAAGATATGTTGTATCTTTTATTTTCTGAAAAACAAAATTTATTCTGTTGATTATAGTTTGGAAAAATACTATTTCGTTTATGAAATCCTCATCTAAATTTCCCAATATTTCAGAAAAAATAATATTTTCGTCACTGATAAATCTTAAATGTTTACTTTGTTTTTTGATTGTTGAAAATCTCAAAGCAAAGTCATCAGGACTTAATAATAAATCAAAGTTATGAAATGAATCTCTCACAAATTGTTTCAGATCGTCCAAAATTAATTGCTTTTTGCTTTTCTTTGCCATTTTATCCCTTATTAAAACTGCTCAACTGTTCTATTTTCTCTTTGTTGTTCAGTTTTTCCTGTATTAATCTGTCTATCTCTTTGTCAATTTTGATATTTCTGTCTTCCAGTTCAGTTATAATCTGATATTTAGTTTTCATATTTTATCCTCTCCTCTTTTCTACCATTCTTTGAGTTGGCAGATGAAATCCTAAATGTACTGTTCCAAGTTCTCCACTCCTGTTTTTTCTGACTATAAATTCAACTTCTGAATTAACAATATTTTTCTTTTCCTTGTCGTAATAGTCTTCCCTATGAAGAAAAGCTACAACGTTACTTGCCTGTTCTATTCCTCCTGAATCTCTCAAATCAGACAGTATAGGTCTTTTATCAGTCCTTGCTTCAACTCCTCTATTAAGCTGAGCTAGAATGATAATGCAAGTGTCCAGTTCTTTAGCTAAAAGCTTTAATCTATTCGACATATATTCAACCTCAAGGTTTTTGTTCTGATGTCCGTAAGACTGCATTAATGTCAGATAGTCTATTACAATCACATCAAATTTTTTTCTTTGATGTAATCTTCGGATCTGATTAACAATTCTCTTAAAGTCAGGATTTTCTATGTCTAAAATTTTTAAATTCATGTTATTTAAATAGCTCATAGCCATGTTAATTCTAGTTATTTCTTCATCACTTCCAGTTTTTCTTTCAACTTTTCTGTATTCAACCCCTGAATTTATTGCAGCAAGACGATTTATTATCTGTTTTCTGCTCATTTCAAGATTTATATACAGTGCTGGCTTTTCTTTTGCTACGCGATAAACAACATTTAACCCGAAAGCTGTCTTACCCATTGATGGTCTTGCCCCTACTGTTACAAGACTTCCTTTTTCTAGATTAAATATTTCGTTTATTTCTGAAAAAGGGAAATTAACGATGTTTTCTTTTTTCCCAAGCTCCTGATACCACTCATTAATCAGGTCTTTTATGTCGTATTCCCTATTTTTTGAATCTCCTGAATTTTCAACTTTTTCAATCACTTTAAGAATTTTTTCAAGCTTTTTATCAAGATTTTCAGAACTCATTAAAATTTTTTCAGTTTCTTTGGTTAAAAAATTTTCTTTTGAAATACTGATAAGTTTCTGAACTGCTGTACTTATCACAACTATTTCATGATTATCAATCATATCTAGCAGACTATCTATTTCCCAGTTCAGTTCAGCTATATCAAAACTACCCTTTTCAAGAAATATGTCAGCCATTTCTTCATAAAGCTTTCCTAAGTCTTTATCAGAAAAGTTTATTTTCTTAAGTCCTATGTCCAAAGCTTCCTGCATTTCCTGAGGAAAAGTCAGAAGTCTTCCAATTATTTGATACTCTAAAGTTGAATTATCCGTTGTCGAATTCACTGAAATCATACTCCTTTGCTATCTGTTCTTCTGTTTTTAAACTAGGTATTTCCTTTTTTTCAAGCTGTTCATAAGTCCCAGCTTGAATTTTGTAAATATTTTCTATATCAAAGAATTTTTTAAAGAAAAGACCAGGATTCCTATTTGCACTTGTTTTCAAATAGTCATTGTTAGTTATATAATTCAAGGCTGTAATAACTTTTTCTTTTCCAAAATGATTAACAGATTTAATCATTTGAGAAAATACTGACATTAAAATAATTTCGACTTGATTGGTCGGTTGGTTGGGTATTATTTTTTTAATCTCAGTTATCATTTCGTCAGCTAGAGTTTTTTTATAATCAATATATTTATTATTTAATCTATCATCATCTATATCTATATCTTTATCTATCTCTTTCTCTAGGGTAACGTTTTTGTTACACTCTGTTACATCAGTGTTACATTGTAACGCTTTTTTATTCTCTCTATGTTTTCTAACCCTTGCAGCTGCTGAACTTTCACTTCCTGTCGACTCGATAACTTCTGGAAGTAAAAATTCATTTTCTGATAAAGTTTCTATAAGATTATTTTTTTCTAAATACATCAAAGTAATTTTTACATTTTCTGCATCTTCGTCTAATTCAAGAGCCATTTCCTCAGCAAAATTTTCTTCTACTCCCTCAAAAAATAATTTTCCATCGTTTTTCATTGCCAAGAGTTGCAATTTTAAATAAATAATTGTATATGTATCTCCACCAGCAATTTTTCTTAATTTCTTTATTACCCTTTTGTCAAAAAAATCCTCTTTTAATTTCAACCAAAAATATTTTTTTGCCATTTTATTCCCTCTTTTCTTTGTTTACTTGCTTTTAATGTGCTAATGTGTTATAATATAGTTACTACAATTTCTGAATGACCTAACCCAAGTCATTCGACATCGGACTAGATAGTCCGATTTTTTATTGAAACAACTCCATTTGTTTGACTTTCTCTTTGACATTGATAACTTTTTCTAAAGCTAAGTTATACATGTCTTTTTTTATTTCAAACCCATAAGAATGCCTTTTAAGCTCTTTTGCAGCTCTTAAAGTTGTTCCACTTCCAGCAACTGGATCAATTACTGTATCCCCTTCATCAGTAAAAATTTCAATCAACTTTTTCAAAACTCTTACTGGCTTTTGTGTTGGGTGTATTTTGTTGACTTTTTCAGGATTATCCCTCTGCCATTCAAACCAGTTCAATATCATTTTTTTATTGTTATTGAACTTTGGTAATTTTTCCCGGTAAAGAACAAGTGCATATTCAGTAGCTCCTACAATTTTCATATTTGCCTTCAAGACTTGTGGACTACTATTTTTGATAAAGATTAATGGAATATGATTATTGAATCCATATTTTTTACCATATTCTATTACCATTTGCATTTGCTGGAATGCACAAAATACAATCATACAAGGGGACTTTCCTTTTTCTTTTGGCTCTTTTATAAGCATTTTGGAACAAAAATGCATAAATTCTGCTATTTTAAAATTATGGTCTGTGTCAAAAAACGCTTTTCCTGCCTTGTTACTTTCTCCGTTTTTATTATCTCCGTCAACATACCATTCAGGACTACTTGCATAAGCATTATTGCCTAAATTATAAGGGATATCTGCAATTACAAGCTGTGCCTTTGGTATGTGATAGCGTTTATAATTTTGGTGATGGTCGTTAAACAACTCACACCTTATATTATTTGCCATTTTAACCTCATTTCTGTTTTTTATCTGAGCAGACAAGCCCAGTTAAGGGCAATTATCAACTCAAAAAATCATTTTAAAGAATTTTTAGCAGAATCCTTTCAATTCACACTTTTTAAAGCATTGTCTCGAGTCTGCAAGTGTTCCTTTACTGGAACTCTGCTATTGATATCAACGGACTATGTCAGAATCGAACTGACCTCTCATGTTGCTTAGTATCTCCGCCAGAATACGAATAGTCCATATTGGCGGACAGTATCGGACTCGAACCGATAAAGCGTGTAACCACTCACAGTTTAGCAAACTGCTGCCTTACCATTAGGCTAACTGTCCA